TTATAATGACAGATAAAGTAGTTGAAGCAGTAAGAGCTGATCTATTACAGAGATCTCAAGTGGGTATTAAGAAATATAATACTACACTTGAGAGAACTGATTTAGATCTTAAAGATTGGTTACAGCACTCATATGAAGAGTGCTTGGATATGGCAAACTATTTAAAGAGATGTATAATAGAACTAGAAAATGGTGAAAAACAATTATAACTTATGAAAAACACTTATAAAAATAGGTATGGTGATGAATTCATCTTTACAAGAGATGAGAATCATGATATTCTCTGGGAAGGCAACTTTGAATATTGTAGAACTGGCATGCCTAATGATTACACAAGAGCTTATCAAGCATACAGTGGTGATATAATAGATCCAATGCCTCTAGAAGAGTTTAAAAAAGCTGTTCATGTATATGATGATATTAAGAAGGAGTATATTATAGGAAATAAATATTCAAGTATGGTTGACTCACTGGTTAATGAGATTGATATGATCGATCCAAGTGGTGGGCCCTACATTACTAGAGGTATGCCTCTAGGTAGCTTTGGATTCAAGGATTATGTAGTGAAAGACTTCAAACGTATTGACACTGGATACAAAATCATTACAGAGAAATGTGCCTATTGTAATCAACCAGCTGGAATACACAAAATGGGATGTGAAACACGTAAAATACAAATACACTTATGAGAAGTTACAATGAATTAGAAGCCCTTGTTATAACATGGGCACATCAGAAAGGTATCCTAGATAATGGGACACCAAGAGCACAAGCTGGTAAGACAGTTGAAGAGGTGCAAGAACTAATTGCAGCTATTGATGTAAATAACAAAGCAGAAATAGAAGATGCTCTGGGTGACATATTAGTCACCATCATCATCCAAGCAGAGATGCAAGGATTGGAGTTAATTAAATGTTTAGAGAGTGCATACAATGTAATTGCTAAGCGTACAGGTAAGATGGTGGATGGTCAATTTGTCAAAGATGATAAGTAATTTTGATCACCCTCAGCTGTGTCCTAATTGTCAGGGATACAAAACAATGCCTTACACATGGAATAGTACATTTGCTCCAAAAATGTGTAGCTGTCCTGTAAATCCAAGATATGATTTAGCATGGGAATGTCATAGATGTGGAAAGATTAATGCTCCATGGAAAGGAAGTTGTGATTGCACACCTCCTAATTTAAATTGGACACCTACATCTAGTTCATCTTATATAGGAGGTAATATAAATAAACATGAAATGTAAAACATGTGGAAAGAATGCAGACAGTGAATACTGTTTTGCTCATAAATCTAGAAAACCCTTATCATCTGGTAAGGGTTTGTCTAGTAAAATGTCTGTTATTTCAAGCATAAAGGCCAAAAATGTCCATAATGATGGACATAACCAGCAAAGAGATATGTTTATGAATATATGGAAAAAGAAAAGACATTACAGTGAAGTGAGTAATACATACTTAGGATCTGAACCTATGTCTACATACTTCCACCACATACTTCCTAAAGAAAAATACCCTGAAGCTTGTCTAGATGAAGAAAATATTATACTTTTGACGCTAGAGGAGCATTCTAATGTTGAAAATGACATGTATAGATATGAAGAGGTGAATAAAAGACGTAATTATTTATTGACCAAATATGAAAGAAGCTAACAGGGAAAGAAAGAGTGAGATTAAATACAATGTCACACTTAACGAAGAACAAAAGCTTGCCAAACAACTTATAATAGACAATCAAATTGTTATTGTAACTGGTAGAGCAGGAAGTGGTAAGTCTTTAGTGTGTGCACAGGCAGCTCTAGATTTCCTAATGAAGAAGCAATGTAATCACATCTATGTTACAAGAGCTACAATTGAAGTGGGTGGATCATTGGGATTCTTACCAGGTGATCTTGAAGACAAGTTCAATCCTTACTTAGAAGCTTTTCAGGAAAACCTTGAGAAGTGTTATGACAAGTTAAAGATACAAGAGCTTGTTAAGAATAAGAGAGTGCTTGCCTATCCTATACAGTTTATCAGAGGTAAAACAATAGATGATGTTCTTGTTGTAGAAGAAGCACAAAACTTAACCAAAGCTGAGATGCTTGCAATTCTAACAAGACTTGGTAAGACAGGTAAAATCATCATTAATGGTGATAACGAACAGAAAGACATCAAAGATTCATACACTGGATTGTCTTATGCTATTGAACTCTCTAAGAAAATAGAGGGGATAGAATGGATTAAACTTAAAGCAAACCACAGAAGCGATCTTGTGGGTAAAATATTAGACTTAGAATATAATTAACATGAGTGTAGAAGTATTAAAATTCAGTGCCACATGGTGTGGCCCATGTAGAGTGTTAGCTCAAACATTAAAAGATGTCGAAGGAATAACAAACATCGACATAGATAAAGATAGTGAAACTCCAAGAAAGTATGGAATCAGAAGTGTTCCAACAATGGTGTTTCTAAAAGATGGCAAAGAAGTTCACAGACAATCTGGTAACATGCCATTACAAATGTATCAGCAAATCTTAACTGAGATTAATGATAGTAAAGAACTTAACAATTAAAAATAGAAAACATGATTAAAAAGATTTTATTGTCACTATTGGAAATAAATAGTGAAAAGGTGAATGGAAAAACAGGTCAAAAAGCAAGATATAGTGGAATCTATAGAAGTGGTGAAGAGTTTATTGCTCTGACAAAAGGAGAAACTTTTCCTCCATCAATTTCTAATATCTGGATATTAGTAGTAAGCGTTTAAACAATTAAAATATGAAAAACCAATTTTTTTACACAGCTATTATTGGCGAGAAGGAGTATACAGCTTCTTTAAACATCAACAAGGTGATTAGAACCTTAGAGAACGATGAGGCAGGCCTTATTGTTATTCTAGATGATTTCAATGAAAGAGTTACACAACAACCTGATATTGATCTTAAAACAAATAAGATGAAGGGATACAAAAATGTACGTGAGACTGTCCAATCAGAAATCACATTGAATGCAGAAGACGCTAAAAGATTTATTAACCTATTTGAATTAAAATAATGGCAAAGTTATTAGGAAATCGCATCTATTTAGAGATGCCAAAGAAAGAAGAGAGCAAAGTGATTGTAGATGATAATACAAAAGAATCTTTACAAAAAGCATTGCTTAATAAAATGAACAGATTAAAAGTTCATAGTGTAGGAACAGCTATTACAGATCCAGATCTTATTGTTGGTTGTGAAGTGTTAGTAGATCCATCAGCGTTGAGAGACAAAACTCTTGTAATTCCTTTATCAGATACAGAAGATGTTTTGTTAGTTTCTATATTTGATATTGTTCACATCTGGTAATATGGAATATCCTTTCATCAGTTGCAAATGCATCACTTATGGAAGAGTAGATACTCTTGAGGAAGCGATACAAAGCTTCCTCATACAAGAGTATCCAGGTAAGAAAGAACTAATCATAGTTAATGACTACCCTCTTCAAAAGTTAGTGTACGATCATCCAGAAATCAAAATCTATAATATGGATGAAACATTCCCTACAATTGGGGATAAAGAAAACTATGCAATAGAGCGTTGTTCTGGAGAACTTATTGCTGTATGGGATGATGATGATGTAGCATTAAGTAATCATCTCTCTAACATAGCAAAGCATTGGAAAGAAGATACAAACATTATTCATTGGGCTACAGGTGTGTTTTATAATGAGCCTAGTATTACAAAGATAATGGGCCTTGGTAATTCTGGTATTGTATATAGCAAGAAAGCTTGGGAAGCAATTGGAAAGAGTCCAATACAGAATGCTGGAGGAGACATGACATTAGTTAATAAAATTCATGCTCTAGGAAGACAACATGCTATTGATGTAAAAATGCCTGAATCAGAAGCTTCTTGGTTTTATATGTGGGGTGGACGTGGTTATCATCAATCAGGTTTGGGAACAGACACTGCAGATAGACCTAACGTTATACAAAGACACAGTGAGTACATAGAAGCTTTAAGACAAAAAGGTCTGATACCTACAGGATATGTTCAGTTAGTTCCACATTGGAACAAAGACTATGCTCAAATGCTAAAAGACTTCCTTAATGAAAGCAATAATAGTAAATAGGAATCTCTTAACTACATTAAAAGAAACAGTAGAGTTTCTATCTAAGGAGAGTAGAGTGGATGTGATTATATATGATCAACAATCTACATACCCACCATTGTTAGAATACTACAAAACTTGTCCTGTAGAGATTGTATATTCTAAAGTGAATGGAGGACCCCATAGTGTTTGGGGTGAGGATTTAAAGGAACATCTAAAAGATTATTTTATTATAGCTGATTCAGATTGTTCTTATGAAGGTGTGCCTGATGATTGGTTAGATGTAATGTTAAACGTTGCAAAAGACAATGTGAAGGTTGGATTCTCTTTAGATTTAGATCTTCCTGAAACACCTCTTAGACAGAATATAATAGAATGGGAAAGTAAGTTTTGGGTTAATAAGAATGAGCATGGTTGGATTGCTGATATAGACACTACGTTTGCACTGTATCCACCTAACTCACCATTTACTTATAGAGCAATCAGATTAGATAAGCCTTATTGTATAAAGCATATTCCTTGGTATCTGAATGACATACCAGAAGAATGGAGATATTACTTAGAACATGCTTCAAATGTATCCTCTTGGGGAAGTAAACTAAAAAAACAATTATGACTACAGTAAATAAATTTGGAAAGAGCTTCAATGTTGTAAACACTGACTTGAACTCAAAGTTTTGGTCAGATCACTATGAAGGTTGGGAAAATTCAACGTTTGATTTCATTATCCCTCGTCTTGATAAAGATAAAACCTTCATTGATATAGGATCTTGGATAGGACCTATATCATTAGTAGCATCTCAGTTTTCTAAACAATGTATTTGTTTTGAACCAGATGGAATAGCACACAGTGAGTTTAAACAGAACATAGAACTTAATGACATAAAGAACATTCATCTTGAGAACATGGCTGTTTCTATACATCCTGAAATAGAAATAGGATGTGATGTGCTTGGTCAAAGTATCACACGAGATTCATGTAAAACCAATGTGATAAAATGTAAATGTGTTTCTATAAAAGATATTCTTGATAAGTACAATCTATCTGAAGGAGATATATCAGTGATTAAAATAGATGTAGAGGGTCATGAAACAGAATTGTTGAAAGACAAAACTCTATGGGACCTAAACGTACCTATGCATATATCATTTCATCCAGGATGGAAAGAAGATAGACAATCGTTCTACGATAGTGTGATTCCTTTCTTAAAGCATAAACAGATAGATGTTTCCAACTTAGAGAGTCTTGGTAACTTCTTTGACTTAACGATTAAATAAAAAAAGCCCCAATCAAGGGGCTTTATTATTTTGATAAACTTTTCTTCTTCATTGGTTGTTGAGCTGAGGTTCTTCTGATTTTATCATCCATAGCTTTATTCTGAGAGAAGGGTTTGTCCTTCTTAGGTATAGGAACTTTAGGAGCCATTCTTGGTGCTCCAGATTTCTTAGCTTTACCAGCTGTCATTGATTTACTTGCAGCCATATTTGCATTTTTTCATTGATGTACCAGATTTAGCTTTCTTTGTAGCAGCTGTAATAATATCAGCTCTTGTTACACCAGGGTTTTTATCAAATCCAGCTTTAACAGATTTCATTCCCAATGATGTACCATTTTTAGCTTTGGTAACTTTACCACCATATTTTTTTTCTCCTATTTTTTTATATTTATATTCACCTCCAAGAGCTTTTTTGACTTTACCATAACCTCCAAGTGTAACAAGTTGAAGAGCATCTTCACCAGCATTTTTAACATCTCTTAATGTTGTGTCTCCAATTCTCTCAGAAACACTTTTAGGTTTTTTAGTTGTAGTTTTTTTAACTACAGGTTTTTTAGGTTGTAACATGATTATATATTTTTAATTGTTAACAATTCCACTTACGTAGAGACTTATTGATTCTTGAGTTAGGGTCATTTGCTGTCTTAGCACTAGTTAATTTTTTCTTCATGCCTGACATTCTAGAACAGAATGACTTACGTCTACTAGCAGCTTTACTTCCAGCTTTAAGCTTTGAAGGTTTTGTTGTAACAGCTGTTTTAAGTTTGCTTCCAGGGTTAGCTTTTCTATATGAAGCTACGCCTTTAGCATTTAGTCCTCCAGAAGGATTCTTTCCTTCTTTTCTTTGCCATGCTGCACTTGCCATTATTTCTTAGATTTAGCTTTAATTTTCTTCTCTTGTACAAGCATTTGCTTTGTAGGCTTCTTTCCAGATCCTTTGTTAGCACGAATGTTATCCCATAATCCTCTTCTAGACATAGAACCATCAGCACGTTTAATCATTGCTCCAGCCTTAGCTTTCTTAACTTTTTTAGTATTCATCATAGATTGCTCATTTTTTAATTTACCATTTAAATAAGTCATCTTAGTTTTATACTTTTTTTCTTCAAGTTTAATCTTAGCATTATCAATAGAATCTTTAGTTCTTTTTATTTTATCATATAAAGGTTTTGGATCAGAATACTGTGATGTTCCATTCTGAGCTTTCTTAATAGGACCACCATTCTTTTTCTTTTTCCAATCAGATTTAGATTCTTTAGCAGCAGCTTTACTTACTCCACATTTAGTTGATGAAAAATTAGGATCACATGTTCCTTCCTGTTGAATATATTTGTTCTTACTCTTTTTTTGTTCAGCTTGAACTTCTGCTCTTGTCATTCCTCTTGCAGCAGCGTTTCTGTTAAGAATAGCTTCTCTTCTGTTTGTAGCATCTGTACTTACAGAATCTTTATATGTTTTAAACTTTTCAGGTCCTAGCTCTGTTTTTATAGCTGCTCTTTGAGCTTGTGTCATTTGTTGCCAAGTAGGTTTTTTAACACTCAATGTATCACCATTCTGTGCTTTCTTGATTGTACCACCAGATCTTAATGTACTTCCTGCATATGGACCCTTCTTCTTAATAAGAGGACCATTAGGAACAGGAGTTATATTCTTAGCCATTATTTCTTCTTATTAGATTTAGCAATCTTCTTGAATGTTTTTGCAAGGGTGCGAGCTTTGCCTGTACAACCAGGTTTAGTGATAGGTGTACATTTACCAGCAGTACCACGCTTCTTGATAGATGCTGCAGCTTTCTGCATCCATTTTTTATCAGTAGCCATGATGAATTAACACTTCTTCATTTTGCCACCCATTTTCATTTTGGTAGCACCAAGTTGTTTATCTTTTGTTAAAGAAGCTTTTCCTTTAGCACCTTTTAATGTTTTCTTTTGCACCTTTGTGAATGCTCCTTTAGGATCTACAGGACCAACTCTTTTGTTTGATGCTTTAAGTCCAGATAGACTTCCACCATTTCTCATTTTGACTTTTAAAACTCCACCTTTACCATCATATTTTGCATTATATGCACCATATTGATTTTTACCATTTTTATCATATGTAAATGTTTCTGTTTTTAGGGGTCTTTTTGGTGGATCACCTGTTTTCCATGATTTCAATTTATCATTAAACCTAGTTTCTTTATATTTATATATACCTTCATCAATTCCAGATTTAATAGCTTTTGCTTCATCACCAACTCGTTTTAGAGCTGATCTAATCAGTCTACCAGGTTGAGCTTTAGGAATAGATCCACCAGTTTTCATTTTACCAACCTTACCACCAGTTTTTCTTTTACCTTCTCTTATTTCTTTTAAGATTTTAGCATTGTTAGCTTTTTGTTCAGGTGTTAATACAACTGGTCTAGCATCAGCATTATTATATTTATTGATGTCTATTTCTTTTCTAATTGGAGCAATTTCTTTTGCTATTTTTCTATCAAGAGGTGTTTCAGTTTTCTTTATTTTTTTAATCATTTTTTGTGTATCTGCTGCATCTTTAGCAGGGTTGATTATACGTAATCCTTTTCTGATTAGGCCACCACCTTGTGCCTTTTTAATTGTTGCCATAGCGTTTAAATGTTATATTGGGTTTAACGATTATATCTTTGTGAGTGTATTGCCACATCTCACCTGTAGTGTTTATTATAATTGTATAGATGGTATCTGTTTCATGACCATAGTCTGTCACTAACCAGATGATACCTTCTCCCTTAGGTGTTATAACATCTATTCTGTTTTCTGGTTCGTATATTCTCATAGAGAAGTGCTTATATTATCTACGTCTGGTTCTTAATCACCCAACCAGAACTGTTTTTTAAAGATCTTTAGAAGACAATTCCTCTACAGGAGCTTCTACTTCTTTGATGATTTCAGCTTCCACTCCTTGGATCATTAACTCCTCAATCACTTGATTAGTTTGAACCATCAATTGGAAACGTGCTGCTTCTTCTGATGATAAATAAGATCTAACTGTGTTTAGGATTAATCCAAACTGTTGTCCTGTTAATGTGAATGTGTCTTCAGGAGTCCATGTGTACCTTTTTGCAGGATCGTACTGTGCCATAATGTAAATTGTTTAATTGATTTATGTAACAAATATAGCATATATTTGTTACAAAACAAATTTAGTATATTTTATTCAATATGAAAATATCACTATAAATGTTATTTCCTGTAGAAGCAGCTCCCCATTCAACTGTAACATCTAATGTATTAATAATTGTTGTGTTGAATGTTGTGTTATTCACTACATTAAATCCAAATCCTTGAACAGAAGCATTGTTAGTTTTTGTATAATGAAAACTACCTAATGATACAATAGATGCTACAGTGGCAGCTCCAATTTGTCTAATTGTAAAATCAACATTTAAACTCCACACATCATCTGTAACAGCACTCCCAAGATTTTGTGCAAGACTATCTAAAAGAAGAGTAGATTCTGATCTCATTCTAATTCTAATAGTTTGATTATTTCCAGCATTTATAACACCACCAAAAATTGCTCTAAAGGAATCACCAACAGCAAATCCATTAGCAGGAACAGATAATGTTCCTACACCTGCACCAATAATTGTTGTTTCAGCTGTTGTATTTGTAACAATAGCACTATTAGCTGTTTGAGCATATAGTCCATACACCACTGGTAAAGGAAGTACTGGTGATGTGCCTGATGTACCTGATGTACCAGCAACTCCTTGTGTACCCTGAATTCCTTGAATACCTTGAATTCCTTGTATACCCTGTGCTCCATTAGTACCACTTGTACCAGCTACACCATTTGTACCTGAAGTTCCACTTGTACCATCTCCTCCAGCTGCACCTTCTAGATTTACTATCCATGTACTATATGTACCTGATCCAGTTACAGTAGTAGGAGATCCAATAACTAAAACTCCTGTTAAAGAATCATAGCTTACTACACTACTTACTTGATGATTAGCAAGATCATATGATATAATTACATCTTGTGCTGTTGAATAAGCTAATCCTGTACCAACAGTTAAAGTGGTAGATACCCCTAATGTAAATGTAGAAGTTGATGTAGTTTGATATCTATCTCCTGGAGCTCCTGAAGTACCATTGGTACCACTAGTTCCACCTACACCAGCTATTCCTTGTGTACCTTGGATACCTTGAGAACCCTGTATTCCTTGCACTCCTTGGATTCCTTGAGCACCTGATGTACCACTAGTTCCAGAGGTTCCATCAGTAATGAACTTATCTAGGTTGAGCCATCCCTTATATCCATTACAAGGGTTGCATGTTTCTTGCCAGAATCCTGGTTTTATAAATGTAGGCATATTATTCTAAGTTTATTTCAAATGTGATTACACTTGATGTTTTAATTGATTTGCTCATGTCCACTCTAATCTTGAACATATTGCAGAACTTAAGAATCTCTTCTATAAGCATATTGTTGTACATTGGATGACTTGCTGCTATTCTGAATCTATAGTTGTCAGTGTTCTTTGTGATCTCAAGACTACATAGTTCATCAACAGAAGAGATAACACCTTCTAAGTGTGCAAGAAAGACCTCATCATTATCTTGCATCACCTTAGGAAAATGTTTTCTACTTATTTCCATTATGACAATGTTAGTAGGTATTTAGTTTTAGCTGCTTCTCCAGACAGAGAGTCTGCAAGGTTGCATACATCGTGGAAACTATTCTTCTCACCATATGCTTTCAAAGCTGATGCAAAAGATAGAAGATTATTAACACACTCACCAGCTGTACAGTTTGTAAGAGGTTCTATTTTATATGGAGCAGGTCTTTTACCTGTATATCCCATAATCTTTTCAATTAGTCCATCTTTGAAATCATGTACATAATCATACAATGCTCCTGTGGCTTGATGCTCTGCATAACTAGTTGTTTGCCAATGAGTCAGATGTAATTGCTCATGGAAGTAAGTAAGCTTAGCAGCTATGCTTTCTAACGTTAAGCCTTCAGATGATGATTTCATCATGTCATCTGGAAATAGCGATTTCATTGCCATAATTAAGGAGCTGGTGTTGTTGTAGTAGTTGTAGTAGGAGCTGCTGTCGTAGTACTGGTTGTTGTAGGAGCAACAGTTGTTGTCGTAGTAGTAGTTGGTACATAGTTACAACACTCTTTAGCATCTATCTCTACATAGTTACCTACAGCAGGTTTAAATGCTTGTACAATTAAACTACTTGGTATAATACGTCCTGATCCATCAAAACGTACAAAAGCTTTAAGCTTGTTATTGTTATTACTTCTTGCCATGATGATTAAGGTGCTGGAGTTGTTGTTGTTGATGTTGTTGGTGCTGCTGTAGTACTAGTTGTTGTAGTAGGTGCAGCAGTTGTTGTGGTAGTAGAAGTTAGAAAACAGCACTCATATGCTTGTATTTCTTTCCACTTGCCCACCTTTGGCTTATTTTTTCTCAGGATTAAGCTACCTGCAACTATTCTGCCAGATCCATCGAATCTAACAAAAGCCTTTAAAGGTCTTGAATTAATGCTTCCCATTGTTTAAAATTTAGGGTTAATAGTCTAGGTTATATTTGTTTTTGATTTCGTTTAGCTTAGTGGCATAAAACCACGTACAATATTTCTTTGATTCCTCATTGTTAAGTAGAGCATCAAGGTTAGGATCTTTTGTTGGATCACTACCCATGTGATATTTACCTTTATAGAAAGCTGGGTATCCATTACCTGTCTCAGAAACTATCCCTGCATTATGAAAGATTGTGTGAGTTTCTAATTTAATGATTGGATCTGTTGCCCAAGCAAATGCTAGTTCAGGAACCACTTTAGTTTCTTGTTCTCTCACCCATATATTCCAAAGAACTGCCCACATATCTGCACACCAACTTTGGAATCCACTGTTCTCATCTTTAAAGAACTCTCTATTCACTTGTTGTAAATAGGTTCTTATAAGAATACAATCATTCATCACCTTACTCCAGAAGTCAGCATCTACATTCTTTAATAGATACTGTGCTCCTCCTGAATGATCATTGTTAGCTTCTGCTATTTCTCTGCTTATTCCAACAACACTTGCTATCTCAGCAAGAACATCTCTGCCTTTATACTCTTCTAGTTTCTCTGGTAACACTTGATGTATTTTACTATCAAAATACTTAGCGTTGATATAACTGTTTGTATCTGATAAGTAGTTCACATCATCTTCCAAAAACTGATCCACATTGAAATCTTTCATGAAAAGAATGTCGCTATCACAATAGAATATAGCACAATCACTCAACTCTGGATGTTTCTTAAAATGTTTCCAAAGAACATATGGTCTTAGTACAGGAATATATATTCCAATTAATCGATTCAAGTTGTCTTCATCTTCATAGAAGTGGAACTCTGCTTCTGGATATAGATCAGCTATCTGTTTCCATTTTTCTGTATTCTCTCTTCCTTTAGCAGAAAAGATTAGGTTGATTGCTTTGTCAGAATGTCCTATTTCTTTAAGACTTTCCATCCATAAGTTCACTTGCCATGTGTAATATATATCACTAGGACACGCCTGGATAAACTTTAAATCTTTCATAATGTAGTTGGTTTAATATATCAATTATTGTTTATGTTGTTGTTGTAGTCGTTGTAGCTGCTACAGTGGTAGTTGTGGTTGTTGTTGGATAAGTGTTTCCTTGAGCTGTAACACTGATAAGATGTTCTAATTGCTTAGATATCTGCCATAGTAAATTGTCTGTTGTACTCCAACCTATTCCTCTTGATGGTATTGCCATGATGTTTTATTTTAAAGATTGTTAAATGACGCTATAAATGTAGTAATAATTTCTATATCAATTACAAATATATTTATTTATTTCTATATTATGTTAACTGTTGATAAAAACATACTGAACCTGCTTTTGCTGTAATAGCTGAGTTAGCCACTTCACTTGCACATCTTGCTATAACTGTTCCATCAACTGATGGTATAATATATCCTTCTATAACTGCATTATTACCAACTAATTGTCCTGATGATGCATTAGAAGTAGCAGGTAAATCATATGTAATGTTATTAGCATTTCTTGTTGTTGTAGTTGCTGCAAGTGAATACTCACTCATGAAACACAATGATGTAAACGATGGTCCTGATATAGACCATCTTGAACCAGTTGTTGTAAGTGCAGTGCTATAGTTTATATAAAACTTAAAATAATAAGCTTTACCTGTAAGTACAGGGAATGATAATCCTGTTACATCTTGTATTGTATTAGCAACTGCATTATTATTGATAACATCTGATCCAAGTATCACTGCATTTAATGTACTTGATGCTGGATTATTACCTTGATTTAATGATGTCTTTACAGAGCCAGCATTACTCATAACTTTAAAACCTAATCCTTCTTGATATTCAATCTTTTCACCAGGAGCAAGTGTTGTTACAAACAGTTCATATAACGTACCATTATCATTAAAAGATATTGTTACAGTTTCATTACCAGTGTCACTATTATGTACAGATATATAATCAACTATTCTTTGTGTAGATGCTGCAGGAGAACCAACTAAATCAACATAAGTAGTATCGTTAGTGATTACTACGTTTCTTTTAGGTGTTATGTCAGTTGCTGTAGTATCTCTATAAGATGCAAAACATCTCATTTGAGCAGTTGTTACAGTGCTACCAAGTTTAACCTGTATACTATCTGTTGTATTTGTTAATATTATCATTTTAATTATTTATTTCAGATGACAATACACAATAACCTTGTGTACCATCATTGTTTATTAAATGAACATAAGTTTCAGTATCTATAGTCTCAATGAACCAACAGGTACATTGTTTTCCATTATAAGTAATTATGTCATTAATCTGTATCATATCTCTATATTCTTAAAAATGCTGCTCGTTGTACTTCTTTAAATGTCAAAGGTGTAAAACCTAAAGCATTCTGTTTATTATTGAAGGTTGTCCAATCTGCAGAAGTAAGAGCTCCTCTTGCTGTTGCACTTGCATCTGGTACATTCAGTGTAATTACAGGTGTTGTAGTTGGATTTGCTACAGTGGATGTTAAATCTGTTCCTGTAGTGCCTAATGTTAAAGCAGCTACAGATGTTACTGTTCCACTAGTTATTGTTGGAAAAGTTTGGAATGCACCTGTACCATCTATATATTGTGCTGTTGTACCTGTAGGTAGAGGATAATAAACAAGATCATATGTTGGTTGTCCATTAGCCCATACAACATTTGGATTGGGATAGGTTCCAGATAAATCACCACCTGCAGGGCCTGTTGGAGAACCTCCTCCCCCTGTGCCAACTTGTTTTACTAATCCATTTTTATCTATTACAATAACATTAGCAGAGTTAGCTGAGATGTTTCCATTCTTATCTATAAACTCATACATTATTGTTCTAGTGTTGCTTTAACGTAATAGGTTGTTCCTGCTACATCTGAAATGAATTGTACATAATCAGAGTTATATAAGATGTAAGGATTTGTATCTCGTATAGAATCTCCTGCGTCTAATGATAATTCATATATAGGAACTGAAACTACAGGAGAATCATTCTTTATTCTATTTAAATTGAAGACATAGTTTGAACCAAGATTGTTTATAACAATGTTAGTTATATTCAATGATGTTGTTGTACAAAATATTTTTGTACTACCATCTGTTGCTACATTTCCTTGATATATTACTTCTATTTCTTCCATTATTTACCTTGTCCTCTATAAAGCTTCTTATAGTTCTTAGAGCTTTTTAAGTTTGATGTTTGTGATTTAGCATGTACATTAGGTCTATTAACCTTTGGTGTTTCTAACTTAACTACTGTGTTGGTTATCTTTGCCATATTTTAAAATAGTTTATATTCAACAATAAACCCATACCCTGATGGATTATTTGGTTGTACAAAATATTGAGCTCCTACATTAAACTTAGGAAATTCTAATAGCACATTTCCATATAAAGAAGGATTTACTAATGTAGCATTTATAGTTTGAACTCCTAGATATCCATGAAGTTGAGGTTTTTTCCACCAACCAATAGCTTTATCTTGGACAGTAATTATATCATTTTTCTTAGAAAGAATACTGTCTTTAATCTTTATAATCTCTACAAGTTCTTTATTCTGCTCTTGTAAGTTTTTAATATTTTCATTTTTAAGAGTTAAGAGTTGTCTACAAACATCTCCTTTAACAAGATCTTTTACAACTTCTCTACCTACTTTTTCACTCAATACTATCTTTTTGATTGTATCTGTCTGTGAAATAGCCTTGAAGCTCACTAATAGACATAGTATCAATAACCTTAATTGTGTCATGTTGTATTTGTATTAATATTTTTTCCTTTTTGATTATAGTGTTTTCACTAACCTTTAAACTATCAAGTTTATACCAGTGTAATAATTCCTTTTGCTCAAGCACTTCAATTTCTTTTTCAAGAGCTTCCTTTTCTTTTTTCAATTCATTATTCTTTCCTATTCCATGTAACAGGAATAGAATAAATAATACAATTAGAATAGAACCTAACCACTGTTCTTTTATGAATTTACTTATATGGTACATAGCTTGTTTTTCCTCCAACCTTTACAGCTTTTAAAATTTGTTTTCTTTGCTTACCTGTTGATTCATAAGACACATGAACCCAATCAGGATTAGATGATGTGCCAAACTCCCAAATAAGTTGATCAAAGTTTAAGTTATCTTTGATGTAATTAAATATTTGAGCATTGGTTATTGATGTTCCATCCATATCGATGTCAATTGCTTCACCTTGACAATGTTGTGAAGTCAAACTTCCTCCAATAGCAGTATTAAGATCTTTACTTCTGTACCCTGATGAAATGTGAATAGGAACTCCAAAGTGTTCTCTAATTGGCTGGAATATATTTTCAGCTAACTTCTTGAAGTTCTCAATGTGTTCTGGAGTTGGCATATTGCTAATTCCTTTTCTCTTTGCAGTTTCACTTCTTGTTACTTCTGCTAACGCTAAATTTTTACTTAGTTGCATCTTTTTCTTTTTTATTTGTTACTACCTTCTTGTGTGGCATATTTAATACCCATAATTGTACCTACTATTGAAAATGCATTAGTTAATAATACACTAAACATATTACTCCACGTTGATCCAATTATTTGTGTGTCTTTATTTGATAGAATAGCAAACGAGTACATTATAGTTGTAATAAAACCTACACTCATAATTACAAATAAAGCTGATTTAACAATCACTTTAATCAACTCGCTTTGGCTTTTCTTTATTGTAGCATCTAAGTCATCTAAAGCAGCATCTTTCTCTTTCTCTATTGACTCTTTAAGTTTTTCAGATTTTTCTAATTCAATCTGTAAATCTTTAGATAAAACATCAATCTTATTTTTACTATTGACCATTTCTGTAATGTCAGTAGCAATCTTCATCACTTTAGTAATCTTACCACTCTCATCAAAAATAGGATTATAAGTTGCTTGAAGGTATATTGGACTCCCATCAATCTTTTTTCTTTCAAACTCTCCTTCAAAGAATGTACCTTCTCTTAATGTTTCCCAAAACTTGATGTACTCATCAGATTTAGAATACTCATAGCTAACAAATATACTGTGATGTTTTCCAATAAGTTTTTCGTGTTCATCTTCTTTAAAGCCCATTGTCTTTAAGAAGATAGCATTTACTCCCAATATAAACCCCTCTAAATCAAAATAAATAATAGCATTACTTCTGTTAATCGCTTCAAGACGACTTAACAATTCTTCTTTAGGTAGATTTTTCATAGACTATTTAAGTAAAGTTAATTTTTGATTTCATCGTAGTTATTTGATACTTCTTTTGCTCTTTTGATAAAGTTTTTTAATGTTTTCCAGATGTCAATCTTCAAAGCTTCTTCTATGTTTTCTTTAATTGATGTTAGTTCTACAAGAATAAGAAGAACACATGCAACTTTTG